ACAGCAGCTTCAGGTGCATAGTTAATAATCACACGCTGAAAGTTTTTACGAATACCTGAGTCACCCATAGATAGTCAGGAGACCTATACTTACCTGTTATCGTATTACCATCAAAGTCATTACCCTGTTCTTGGCGATATACGTATCCATCATACTCACCATGTAATACGATTGTTTCACCTTGCACTGTAATAAAATCAGTGCAGCTTGGACGAATACCACGAAGGTCTGCAAACTCATATGTTTGTTTTCTAACTGCTATAACACCTGTAGTGTTTCCACGTGTTATGTTTGAATTAGAAAAGAATATGCGATACTGTGTTTTATCTGGTACAACTACACTATCAAACTCATCAACATCTGTCAGACCTTCAAAGCGTGGCTGTACCTGTCGGCTAATTGTACCAAGTTCAACGTCACCAATCTTCTCTGTACCAGCAACAGTACGCAGTCCATCTGGACCAAGAAAGATAAGGTCGCCCCCAACTTCCTGAATGGTATGCCCGTTTACGCAACCAATCTCACGTGTAACAGGAAGCACCTGAAAATCTGCAATGGTATTACCTACCAACTTAAATATACGTTCTTCACAAAAGATAAACAGTTGGTCACGAAACGGAAACAGTCCAGTAATATTGCTGTCTACATTTATTGTACCTGCACCGTTGGCTACCGTAAAATCATTGTCAGTAAAAGGTGCAGTAAAAGTTATTGACTGCGGTGTTGCAGACATACCAGCAAAGAACAGTGCGTCTTTAAAACCAACTACAAACTTTGGGTCAGCAGGTGCGCCTGTTGCGTTGAGGTCAGTAACAGTAGTGCCATCATACTTGGTCGCATGATTTGCGCCATCAGCCCACACGATAAAATCTGTGCCAGCCAGATTGTAACGGAAGTGTGTGTACTTACCAGCATTTGTTCTGCCAGTATCAATCTGTGTCCAGCTACCTGTTGTTCCAGCTTCATGTATCTTACCACCACGTGCCGCAATAACTTTGTTATTAAAGTGTGCAGACATTAGTACCTTTTCACTGGCACTAGCATCTTGCGGAACAATGTTACTATTCCACTTTGTATAGCCAGAAATACGTCTGTATCCACCTTTAATGTCTGGCTCAAAGTTTTGCAACTCAAGTGCCATACCCGGTTGCATCTCAAAGGTAGAAAGGTCTAATACCAATCCCCCAGAACAGGCAAAGACAAATGGGCTTAGTCCTGATTCGTCTGCCATGTATCACCTAAAACATTGCTGTGTTAATGCCGTATCTCTGCGAGTGCGGTATATAAGTTGACCTCACATAGTCTACCCTGTTTAACAGGATTGACTGCATATGTTTAATGCCCTCTTCAAATCTTGAAAAGTTAATACCATACTGCTGTGCTTCGCCACGATACTGATAGGCATATGCAGTAGCACCATCTGCAATTACCTGACGAAACTGTTCTGGTATTGTCGGTACATCTGTTGCTGCAGCAAGAGCAGTAGGTCTGTCAAAATATTCAAATTTTAATTCGTATGCTGCGTCTGGATAGGGGTATAAACCGTAGTTATTATCTGGTGTACGAAACACATAGATAGGAACACCACCTACACCCGTGGTACTTTCTTGGTCAATAAATCTGTCTACGTATTCTTTATAGTCAAGTACTCGTAGCGTTGTACCTGCCACACCAAGAGTATTATCTTTTGATATTCTAAATGTTTCATAATCAACATGCGTAGCTGTAGTTGGTATAGTGTAGCGAGTTGTATTTGCTACCAATGTCACAGTGCTAGTCGCATGTGAAAAAGGCCAACCAAATTCACGTTGATTAACATAGTTAACAGCATCGTTTACAGCGTTTTTACATTGTACTTGAAATCCACGTGCGCCTGTTAAGAAGTTAGAAGAGGTTAATTCTACCTCATTCATTCTTGCCAGCACTTCGTTTGTCAAGTCTAAGTAATCGTATGCCATCTGTAAATCCTAAAAGAGTAAGCAGGGGCAACCGAAGCTGCCCCCACTACGTGATTACTTATGCAAGTGTGTCACGGTCTACTTCGTTAGCAGCCGTATCACCTTGGTCGCTGATGTCCATCATCACAGCGTAAGCACGTAGCTTACCTGCTGTAAATGAAGCACCACTACCAGCCAACACAAAATCAATTGTGTCACCTGATGTAGACAGTGCTAGTCCATCAATTGCAACTTGTGGAGCGTAATCGCCATCTGATGCACCGTCAATGTCGAGTGCTGCTGCAAACTCATCAACATCACCACCAGTGAAGCCAAGAGCAGCAGTTGCATCTGTACCTGTGTTCATAGTTGCGGATTCTACAACTTGAAAGCCAGCACCCATAATCAAAGTGTTAGCAGGTACATTAATTGCCTGAATAGTATCACCGGGGGCAATGCTATTTGTAGTCAGGTCAATTGTGACATCTACGTAGTACGGGTTACGTCCACGCTGTGAGTTCCCTGATGCAGGGTGAAGTACTGCAGTAATGTTAGCCATTTTTCAATACTCCCCTTATACCAAGTTAATCTTAGCGTTAACAAGACCTTCAGGACGTAAAATCTTACGACCATACAAGTGCATACCACGAACGATGTCAGCAAAGCTGTCAGGGTCACGATATGTTTCTGTCTTGTTAATCTGCTCTGCGGTGGCTACTGCTGATGAATGTCCAGCAACAATCAGGCCATAGTTGGAAGCGTTAGTACCACCAACGGTATCTGAACCTGTTCCAATTGAAGGCAAGTTGTTTGAAACATACACTTGGAAGCCGTGCAGGTTGTTAATCACGAGACCATTCTGAAGACCAGAACCACCAAAGTCTGAGTTCAGAAGTTTTGAATCTTCGTCCTTCAGTACTTCCATGAATACTGGGTCAACAACGAGCCAACGGCCCTGTGAGTCTACGTTCTGCTGGTCCAGCTTACGGGCCATACGTGCAATAACCATAGTCGGGTTGGCATTGCCTGAACCCGGTACAGATGAAGCACCCGGCAAGCGAGGCTGGATACCAATTGATGAACCTGATGAACCACCGAAGTCATCAGCTTCTAGTTTCATGCTTGACAGCAGTTCGTCAGAACCTGCAGTTGAAACAGCTACAGAACCGTTAACAGTTGTATTAACTGTGTCGGCTGCGCCATGAATTGCAGATTGCTTAAAACCACACAGATAACCAAGAACGTCTTGGTCAAACTGGTCAGCCAAACGATACGCAGCACGGTCACTTGCCAATTGCTGGAAGTTTACGTGGCTGTGTGCCTCTTCAATGTCATCAACCTTAAATGCAAAGTAGTTAGCTTTGTCAATTGTCAGGTTAAAGTCTTCGTCATCAAGGTCTTGCGGTGTGATAGTTGTACCACGTGCATAGTTCTTGACTGTGATTTCGGGTTCTTTGATAATCTTAACGGAATCACCCATTGCAGCAATCTCACCGAAGTAATCATTATTAGTGATTGCTTCAGCAACGGCAGACTTGCGGAAAGCAAGCTGCACCTGTTTGCTGTAAATTACAGGTGAAAAATTACCGTTAGGAAGATTACCATACCCGGCTGCTGATGCAAATGCCATTGTATGTTCTCCTAAAGTTAAGCATTTTCCTACAGATGCAAACTCACCAGACTAATCAGAGGCTAATTCATTTGGGTGTGTATTCTAATAAGGTGGCCGCCCTACTATTCAACAGGCCAAAATCGTCAGGTAATCCGTAAGCTGTGTTTGTTTGCTGTTATGTGTGGACATATTGCGCTATACATCCACACTTGGTTACATATAGTTATACTGAAAAATAACTATTTGTCAACACTTTTTTATCTGGCAGAGCCAGAAATATCATAGACAAACTTTCCTGTACGGATAGCTTCCATAATATTATCTGCATTCTTTTCATATTCTTGTGGCGACATTGCCTGAACTGCAGATTCTTTTAGATAAGCGGAAGTTTCATCTGTTTGAGGTGTGCTTCTACTGCCTTTAGTGGACACCGCTTCAGCAGCACCTTTAGTTTTTTTAGACTTCTTCTCACTTGTAATTCCTCTATCTGCTTTATATAAGTCAATTGCTCTAGCAGCAGACCGTGCATCGTTATCATTTTCATATAAAGCATCTTGAACCCACTTAGGTTGCTCATCTGCCCAATCATGAAAGTCATCGCTATCACGAATTTCTGAAAAGTCTGGATGTAATCTAATCAACTCCGCTTCTGCTTTTTCCTTTGATGCGGATTGCTGCATTTCGTCAATTGCTTTCATGCGGTCCTCAAGTACGCTTGCTTGCTCTGCCGCTTTCTTCATAGCAATTGTTTCTACAATCTGTGCTACATCAGGATACTCTTTTGCCCATTCTTCTATGTCTTCATCCGACTTGGGAAGTTTCATTTCTTTTTGGGCAGCAGTACTTAGTTGTCTTTTTAATTCATCTATTTCTTTTTTAAGTTCTTCTGCTTGTTTTTGCTGATGCCTACGTAAATCAGAGTAACGCTTTTTAAAAGTACGTTCTTCTGCGTTTGCTGGTTCAGCCTCT